CCTTGCTCAAATCTGAGCTGATCCATTTGACTGACAGTCTTGCCTATGCTACCAGTATACTTTTGGAATCTGCCAAATTCTTGTCCAGTCAGTTCTCCGGTATCAACTGTTTTCGCGGCAAATTTAATATTCTTAATGTTTTCATTCTCTGCCAGACCGGTGTTAATATTGTCCATTATCTTGGCAAAACGAGCGATACCACCTGAAGGCTCCATACCGAACAACTGCTGGACCTTGTCAATGGCATATTCGATTTTCTCGCCGAATGTCCCTTCAGGGCCAAACATCCAAAGGCTTAGCGCGCCCGCAGCCGCCGCAACACCTGTCAATATCAGAGTGGTTGTTCCGATAAAGGCGATAATTCGGAGGAAAGCGGCTCGCAAGCCCGTCAGACCGGCTCGTGCTATGCGAACCATCCCTCCGATAACGTCGTTCATGAGAACGCCCAACGCGGGGCCCAGGTTTTGAATTGTTTCGGAGATACTGTTTGCAAGATCGGTAAAAGTCTCTCCGCTAAAGCTCTTTAAAAGCTCGCCAATTTCGGAGAATGCACCGGCCTTGCCGATTGCGCCGCCTGCTACCAAGCCTTGGCTGCCGGTAATTTTGCCGAAAAGCTCGGTGATCGCTCCGAAGCCGACCCTGGCGGCTGGCCCCAAGAGCTGGAGGGCTGTGCTGAGGGAGTTGTAAATAACATTGCCCATCAGCTTGAATGCGGGAGTCACTACGGCTACTACTTTCATCACACTGCTTCTGAAACTGCCAAGAGCCGTTGCGAATCCTGCGAACCTGGCTTTTGCCGCAGCTAGTCCTGCTGCTCTTGCCGCTTTAGCCGCGCCTGCTGCTGCTTCAGAACCCACGACAGCCGTCCTGCGGCTGGCATAGTCGGTAGCGACACCAGCCGTCATCCCGTTACGCATGTTGCGAAGTCTTTCGCTGTTGATGCCGGGAGCCGCCGCCGCAATCGCAGAAGTGGAGGCATTCTTGAGCACTAAGTTGCGTGCCACTGAGAAATCTTTGAAAGCATTGGCCAACAAGCCGATACCTGTGACTGCCACACCAACACCTGCCGCGACAGCAATTAGCCTGCCGAGTTCGCCAGAGATGTCAGAAAGCGTATCGTCACTGCCCGCGAATGCGCCCATGCTGCCAAATAGGAGACCTAGCCCCCCAATGATCAAGCCTGTTTTTGAAGTAGCTACTCTCGCTAACAGTCCAAAGCCTGATCGGAATGCGTCAAGGGCTATCCCAAGACCAGCTTTTATTACTCTGCCTGAGCTTCGCGCCAAGCTTATTGTAGCGCTCACCACTCTCCCGCCGACTCCGTTAGGACCTAGTACGTTAAATACTCGGCTGCCGAAATTAACTACGGTGTCATATAGCGGGGCAAGCTTCCTGGCAAAGACGCCTGTCATTTTGCTGAACGCAGACTTTAAGTCGTTCAAGGCGAACAATCTCTCTCCGAAAATTAATCGGGCAAATGAGATGTTGCCGCTCACGTATTTGCTGCGGTTCTTGCGGATGTTTGCCATAACATCTGAGCCGACGTTTGCGATGTCGTTTGCAAACGTACCTAACACGCCCGGCCCTCTCCTGCGGCGTCCTCCGCCGAAAGCTTTTGAGAGTACCGCTGACATTCCTGCGGCTGCCGGTGCGATTGCATCAGCAAGGAAAGAGCCCGCGTAGACGCTCTTTGCATAGACCGCCGAAGCCAAGAAACTACCTTTAAGCATTTGCGTCAGAACCGCCGCTGACTGCCGGAAGATCAAGCCCAGACGCGCGGGGCCAATCAAGCCGTTTATGAGCAAGGGGATGCCGACGAGCGCTGATTCCAGAAATGAAATCGATTCAAAAGCAAAAGAAGAAGCAAATGCAGCGCCAGCTAGAAGACCCGATTTCCCTAGGCTCTTGATGATGCCAGCCATTTTTCCGCCACCACCGAGGCCGCCAACGGGCAGGAAAGGTGCCATGTAGCCGACAGCTCCTCCACCGCGTGGTCTCTTGCCTTTGGTTGGCCCTTTAGTCGCTGCTTCACCGAGTAGCAGGTTGCCGATACCTTGAAAGAGCTTCTGGCCTTTTACGTACTTCATGTATGCAACAGAGCCGATAATCATACCTGTCAGTACAGCATTAGAAGTAGCAAACTCTAAGAGGGACCCGAACAAATCAGAGATGATTGGAATTCCGCCGGTGATTGCGTTGACTAGCCCACTGATGAGCCCGTTCATAACAGCCGGAATTGCGGCTAACATGAAATCAATAGCGTCTTTGATGCCGGTGATGAAGGCTGCCGCGACCGTGCCTCCAATTGTTCCTACGAAAGTAGCGATACCGCCAAACACTTTTTCGTAGTCAACGTTGAAAGCGTCACTAAGCAAGTTAAGAAGGAAACCTGCGGAACCTATTTTCAGAAGGGCATTGCTGCTAAACAATGCAAACCCAGTACCGATAGCGGTTGCGAGGTTGGCGCTCAGCACACTGAACACCCGACCGTAGTCGGCGGTCATAATTGTCTCAAAAATGCCTGCCACGTTTATGCCGACGCTGGAAAACATGTTAGCGATTCTTTCGCCGATCGACATAAAAGCTTGACTAACTCTATCTCCAAAGCGGTTTATTTTACTGAGCGCGCCGCCTAGGTTGTCTGTGTAATCCACCACGCCGTCAATCATGTCAGGCCAATAAGAATTACCAACCACTTTATCGTAGATGTCTAGAAACACAGCCTTGACACTGCGGCCAAAGTCTTTAACCATCTTCGGGACTACAGCTGTCATCTTGACAGTCAATGCCTGAACGCGATCAACCATCCTTTTGTAGAGGTCCATTGAGCCTTCTGCGATGCCCTCCATGTCGAATGACGGAAGCGCTTTAAAAGAAAAGTCAATATCGGTAATGCTTTTCAACTTGTCTTTGAAGTTGTCTAGACCTTTGTCAATATTTTTACCAAACAACTCCTCGAATGCCGCACCAAAACCGTCGAGGAGGCGTTCGCCCATTGTTGCGCCAAACCCTTTCAACAAGGCAAGAATACCTTTCAACGCCTCTTTCGTAACACTGACTGCCTTCGACGTAAAAGACTGTTTGTTAAAGAGGCTGTCAGCAATTTTTGTGCCGATGTCAGCAAGAAATCTGAAAGCACTTACAATCACATCCGCAATAAGATTGGCCAGCTTTGAGCCAAAGCTCTCAGAAAATGTGTCTGATAGAACATCTTTAAAAATTTTGCCAAAATACTTCAACTCAACCAGCAAGGGTGTGAACAAAACTCTAAGATTAGGCTGGATGATGTCTTTGTAAAGCATGACAAATGCGCCACCCAGGGCTTTCACTGTCGTCAGCAGCTTGTCAAAGCGCGTGTTCCTGATAAACAAGAATTTGTTCTCAAGAAGACCCAGCTCAACGCCTAAATCTCTAAACGGAATAGCAACGCGGTACGCCGCTACCTCTAACGATCTGAAAATCACAGGCCATTGCCGAGTCGGGCCGGACTGGAGTTCGTCGTTAAAGTTTCCGAGGTTTTCCTTCAAAGTAATGAGTGAGTCTGACCTGAAAATATCAACGAATGACCTTTCGATATTTTGTCCCAGGCGAGAAACACTGAGTGTGTCATTAATAGCTTGTAGCCCACGAAGGAAAGGTCGTAGTGCCCTGTCAGCTTTTGCTTCCGTGACTGTGAAAAGCTTGACAATTTCTTTCTCGACACTGTTTGTGAGAGGTCGTATTGCCAACCTTGTGTCGCCCACAACGCCTAAGATTTTTGAGCTAACTGTTGCGAAAACTGAGCCAATTTCAAAGCCAATTAGGGCCGTCGATTTCAAGGTCTCTGTAAGCGCACTGTCGGCTTCTTTTCGGGCGGCTTTTAGCGTACCTACATCCACACTGTATGTGAACTCACCGGAGCCGACTGTTGTGAGCTTGCCGATCTGCTCAGAAGCTGCGCTAATCTCTTCGGCGACTTCTCCGGGCTTGAAATACTTTTGTAATTGGTTCAGCCCGTAAAGGACTTTTCGATAACGCCAGGTAGCTGCGGCGACGTCATCAATAGAATCGCTGTACTTGTAAACTAACTTTGCCGCACGGAAAGCGCTGTCTTCCACTTGGAACGACCGCGAAAAGTTTTGTATGTCCAGCATCGTGTTGTTGACGGAATCACTAACCGACGATGAAGCGCGGTCGATTGCGTCTGACATGCCTACAAGCTTTGTGGCAAAGCGTCTAGAGGTCCCCAGCGCGTGGTTCAGTTCGCCAGAGAATAATGCGATAGATTTTGAAAGCTTTGCGACGCCTTGCTCGGCTTTGATCTCTGTCCGGTTAAACGCTTCTTCGGTCTTTGCGGCGTTATTGCGTAAGGTGCTGAATATAATTTCAGTTGTGATACCACCGGTAGCGGCAAACTCTCGCAATTCGCCGGCATTCATTTTCAACTCTCTCTGAAGTGCAAAGCTCAGTACTTTGAACTGCTCCATAACAGAGTTTAGCTCTTCACCCCTCAGCGCACCCGACGCAATACCCTGGCCCAGCTGCGTGAAGGCTGCTTTGAGGCCATCCAGAGAGGTGCCGGATAGCATTGCCATCTGCTGCAAGGTTCGAAGGTTGCTTATGGTTGCTTGCTGGCTGACGCCCATCCTGTCGGACGCTTTCGTCAAGTCAACATACAGTGAAACGTTCTGAGCAAGCTCTGAGCGGGTATCCTTAGATACCTTATATAGCTGTTCTTGCGCGCGAAAGACGCCCAGCATGCTGTTTTCGACCAGCTTGAGGCGGTTTTGTAAGTCCGTCAAGTCGTCCGCGACTTTGTTGAAAGCGTTAGTGGCCGCGATCGCCGCAATTGCGCTGCCCACGGCAAGTACAGTGTTCCTAAGTCCCGACATCCCATTGGAGGTTTTAGTTACAGACTTGTCTACTTTGCGCAGTGACTGAGTCCCTTTGCGCTCCATTTTCTTAAAAGACTTTGTAGCGCCGTCGGCTTCTTTCTCAAGGTTATTTGAGCGTTTGCCAAAGACTTTGTCTAGAGCAGTTCCGGAGAAACGTGCATTCTTTGTCACGTCTCCGATCTTCCGGTTGAGTTGCTCTAATTCCGCTCTCGCGCTATTAGTTTTAGCCTCAGCATCAATACGAATGCCAGCCATAGCAATCTCCTGAAATTAAACCCCACCAAGCGACAGGCTCAGTGGGGTATGGTTTAATCTTCGCGAACAATTATCCCGTTAGCTTCTACGCCGGGGGTGCTCAGAATCGCGCTTTCAACAAAGTTTAGTGGTGCCTGCATGGAAGAGCCCCGGTTGAGTTGGCGCAGATGCTCTACGGGGTTATATATCCCCTTATCATCGTACGTCCAACCATCTCTGGCCTCTCCTGTGTCAACGGGTGTGGCGTCTCTCAGACCTCTAATTGCTTTCTTTTTAGTTTCTTTGACCAGCTTTTTAGAAGCTTCGTCAAATTCGTCTTTCAAATTACCCGTCACTCTGACTCTCATCATAGGGTAGTTTCTCTCCGCCTCTGGCCGCCATCAGCTTCCCTAGAAGGCTCGTGCCTTGAAGTTCGGGCTGTTCCAGCATGCCGTCTGTGTGCTTGATATCTCTAGGCTTCATAATCTTAGCCAGAGAAGGGAACACCTCACCGGGCTTTGCTTTGACGCCTTGGGCTTGAAGAAGTTTAAAAGCTCGGTTGTCTTCTTGCCAGCCGGGTGGTTGAATCTCAAAGAAAGCTTGCCACCCAAGAATTTCCTCGTAAGGCATCTCTTCAATGAGTTGGTAAACCGGCATCTTCAGGTGAAAGGCGATCTCGTAGATCATCTGTTCTTCACCTGTTAGTCGGGCTCCCCCGGCGTAGCGGCATCCGGATTAATCCCCGAGAATTTTAGAATGCTGTTGGACAGGTTGCCCAGCTCGTCCATAGGGAAAGTCTCAAAGTCCTCGTCCGAAAGCTCTCCGGCCTCAGGGACAGACGACTTGATAACCATGCGAAGCATTGTCATGCCGTTGGTGTCATCTTCCTTCTTGGCCTGCTCCTGGATCTCCATAACGGTGCGGACACTCAGTTTGCCAATTTCAACTTCTTCGTCCATGAACGTAACTTTCATGGTCATGCGTTTTGAGACAAGAGCTTTAAAACCTGACATTGGGGTTTGATCCTTTTTAATATTTGGAATATTAGGAGTTGTCATTTTCACTCCCTGATTTGTTGACTATTGATTCGGATAATTTGTCAATATCGCGTTTCATACCGTGGAGAATAGACAGCGTTTGCATAATCTCCATACTCTTGACGCTGTCGCCGCTAAATTCGGCCACACGGGCGATAGTCTTGTTTATGCTGTAGTCAGCAGTGCCCCGCATGTGCTTTAGCGTGAGACTAATTACATAGTTTTTGTCAAAAGGCCGGTCAGGCGTATCAGTCATTGTAAATCCCTAATTAGGTAAAAATAGCCCCGCCAGTAGACGGGGCAAAGTCTTAGCTTGTGAAAGCACCGAAGAACTCAGACTGAATAGTAAGAGTTACCGTAGCAGTGTTCGTGTCGCTCAGCTGAGGAGAAACTTGAAGTGCTTCCAGCTTACCGAGCCAGTAATACTGAGAGTTGCCTACAGTGCCCACGCCCGGTGCGGTAGACGCGTATTTGGTATCGTCTGTGCCAGTCGGCTCAGCATTCAGCAAAGTGAACCGGAAGACGTGCTGTTTGCCGTCGCCGACGAAGTTACCCAAGATGTTACCGGCTTCTTTGGCCCATTCGGCGGGAACAAAGTTTAGAGTGATCTCCATTGAAGGAGCATCCGCCTGGCCCTGAATCTGCTGAGAGGTTTTTGAGCCGAACACCGGAACGTTCACAACGTTCGGAGGTGTACCCAAGCTCGGGAATTCTCGAACGTTCTTGATACGGGTGAATGTACCAGGAGCGGGTGTGCCGCCCATTGAAGCGATTTCAGTTGCGAACAGCGCTTGGAACTCGGCATCGGTGTCAAGAGCCGCGATCCCTGCAGGGGTCAGTTCTGTTGCTGGAGCTGCGACCGCAAGGTCTGAGAACAAACCTGCGCCGATTGAGGTAATTTGAGACATTTAGTTTTCTCCGAAGTAGTTAAAAGCTATTGAATAAAGAGTCATGCTTAACGCAGGATCTTCTCTATCCTCTAGAGGCTTACCTGTACTGCTGCTCATAAACTGCGTCATCCCGGAAGAAAGCTGAACTGATTTGGCATTTAAGTACTTGTCCAAAGCGTCAGCGATTTCCATTGGCCTTCTGGGGCCTTGAACGCGTGCAGCGAATATGTCTATTAACAGCATTCCCGCAACAGACTTTGTGTTGATGCCTGTAGACGAGGGAATAACTGAAATTCGGATGTATTCTTGCCCAGGATTGTCGGGGACAATAAGAGAAGGGTGTGTCGCAATTCCTTCACTTTTCCATTCATTTGTTGCGAACACCGAAAAGATGTCCTGTTGAGCATCAGTGTACCTACCCATCAGCGCCTCCTGATACAAGATCAAGTAAGGTAATATATTTGCGCTGGTGGACGACAGGTCCTACCGACCAAGATTCTCCTTTGATTTTCACTTGATCAAAACCTGATAAGATTGGCAGATCAACTGTTTTGAAAAGTAGCTGCATCTTTTTTACGCCTTTCTTTTTGGTTTCTTCAAGGATTACCGCAAGTATCTCCCTTTCGGGAGCGGCCTCGATAGCAGGTTGTCCCGAGCTGAAGTCAAAATCTGTAACCTCAGTTCTCACAAACACTACTGTCTGAGCCAAATCTTTGAGCTGTCGATAAGCTGTTGAAAGCTTTGCGTCAATTAACGCTGCGTAAGCCATTAGTTAGCTCTCCACCATGAAGCTGCGCCTCTGTTCTCAAGCAGAGGCCGAACGATCCTTTTTATTGCTGCCGGTAAAGTAGCCACTGACTTGATTTCTTTCAACTCGATACCGCTGAGTTTCAGAGTTTCAATACTGCCAGTGTCATTCAGCAGATCCTCGTTATTTAGAAGATGCAAGGAAAGCTCAAACAGGGCTGTCATAACTCTTTTGGGTGTAAATGTCCCGTCGAGAGTTACTGTCATACCTAATCGGGGATCAAAGTAACTGCCTTTTCTCGGAAATGCCGTCAGCTGCGTATCTGACACAGCGACACCAATCCAGAGGAGCTCATCAAAGATTCCTGTTCCGGTGACAAGCGCTGCCGCCTTCCTAGCGTAATTAGCAGTCAGCCAAGCTTCGCTGTCAACGCGTGTAGAGAAATACTCATCACCTTCTGAAGGAAGTGCAAGTGAGTTAACACCTTTGACGAGACTCATGACAATCTCCTTTTATGAATGGAATACCGGGAGGATACCGAGAGACAGTGCAGAGGCAGCCTTACGCTTCCAAGTACCTACAACATTCGCAAGGGCATTGGTGGAAGCAGACAGCGTTTTCGGAGCGCCGGATTCAACAACATACCGATAAGCCGCATCGGAGGGAAATGCTTCTTCGCTACCTACCCAGTCGTAGCCTGCGGGAGCAAGAACATAGCCCCAGCGACGCCAGATTGCGGTCTCGCCACCACCTTGATAAGTGCCCGCTTTGCGCTCGATTTCGGTGGGCATTGGGACTGTCAAATCTTCCATTGCCAGAGCGCCCGGCATTACAATGAAGGACGTTTTGTTGCCGACAATATCAACGCCTGGACCGGTGTTCAATTTGATCAGTTCAGCTGAAGTCAGCCCTTGCGAGGCGCGAGTCTGGATCAAACGGAGTTTACCTTGAAAAATCGTGGTAAACTCGATGCTGCCGTCGCGAACACGATCAGCGTCAACCAAGTTGGCTGAACGCAAAGATGCGTAAACTTCAGGGGTAGTGATCAAGTACGCGTAGTCGGGTTCGTAGTCTTTGAACGCCATGCCCATCGCTTGCAAGAAGGACTCTGCGCGAGCAGCACCCTGAATAGCTGAGGTGGCTGCCACAACAGGAGAGTCTGACCCAAGGTCTACGTAAAAGCCGTATTTCTGTTCAGATGGATCGTTGTCAAAAGTTTGTCCACCCAGGCCTGCACTGCCACTGCCTGCTGCGACACCGTTCAGGGCCTCAGAAAGAGCAACGCCCTTGAGGACGGCCAGAACACCGTTATGCTCGTCTTGCGCTTGGGTCTCACCGAAGTCACGACCAATTTTGGCCAGACCATCGTGTTGCGTCACAACCTCTTTCATGTTAACTTTCTTCGCACCGTGTGTACGAACAGTTTTGATGTACTTGAGGTAATCGGTGCTGTAGCTGGTAGTCTGACCCTCAGTAGCATCTGTAAGCGAAGCTACGTTGATGTTGGCTGACAATGGCTTCATCCAGCGCATTTGGCCAACAAAAGTTTCGGTCTTTTTGTCAATAAGCGGGTTACCGCCTACGATTGCAGTGCCGGAGAGCTTCCGAGCATTTGTGTACGCTTCGTCGGAGTACGCAGAGAGTGCTTCCTGCAGTACTTCGTTAGTGGCACCTGCTAGGTTAGTTTCAGCAGCCATTTTTTAATTCCTTAACGGGGTTTAAGAGTACCCTCCTGTGCTCGCTTGATAACTTCGTCTTGACTTAGGTCAAACACGGAGCCACCTTTGCTAGAAACAGAAGACTTTGTTTGAGGACTCATAACACCAGCACCGCTGGATTCTTTTGTCTTGAATAAGAAAGAGTTGTCATCGTCTTCGGAGAAAGATTTGACAAAGCTGCTCAGGTCGGAACCCGATTTGTGCTTCCAATTGCCATTTTCCTCTTGTACCAGTTCGCTGACAATTTCTTCGAAGGCCATCTTACGTGACTTGTCGCTTCGGAATTCTAAGCTGGCTAGCATACTGTTGACTTCCATGTTTCGGGTCAGTTCAACAATTTTGCTGTCTTTCACCTTGTCTTTTGCTTTGAATTCGTCGAGTTCGCTTTGCAGGGCTTCTGATTCTTTGCCTTGCTCACGCATTCTCTCGCGTTCTACTTCTTTGGTTTTCTGCTCATGCTCAGCAGACTGTGCCAAAGCTTCGTCACGCTTAGTGTAAGCTTCGTCAAGTTTAGCTTTGATGGGGGCTAGAGCTGCGTCCACAGCTTTCTTCAGAACATCTGCAGAAACACCGTCATCATCACCGGTTTCTTTAAGCTTTTTATCACCTTCCTCTTTTTCAAGTGCCACCTTACGGGCAGCTTCCTGCTCTTCAGCAGTTCCAGGGTCTTTTGCGTCATTCGGGTCCATATCGTTCCTCTGAGTACAACTCAATATTGTGAAGCACAGCTTCTTTAGTTAAACATTACTCTGCGAGGTCATTTGAATAAACCCCGCAGTATATGTTAGTTTGAAGAGATCAACTGTTATTATTGTAAATAAATACAATGATAAAAGCTTACTTTTTCAGGGTAACGCTCAGCGTCGACCTCTTCCTTTAATTTAACGGGCTGGGGGAAGGCTTATGCGGCTTTAGGCCAGCTCACGAGTGTTCCCTCAACCTACACCGTACCACGCGCGATCTGCGTTAAAGCCGTCCGGCACGTCTTCTAAAATGTCTAATGCTTTAAGGATATCTTCCTCCGTCATCGTTTTTCCTGCGATTTTTGACTTACCGGCAACAGGAGTCAGTCCTGACTCGATGGCCTCTTTAAGGTATTTGTCGTAAAGATCTTTCGGCAAGCCCCGAGAGCGCATCTCGTCGAGTGTCATTTTAATGACATTTTTGTCCATGACCTCGCCGTAAATCTTACGAAGAGCTTTTCTGGCTTTTGTCATTACTGCGGCGTTCGCGAAGAAAGCATCGTGGATCGTGCTTGTTGCGATATTGTTTTCTTTTCCCCACAAGTGGAACTTTTTTACGATAACGGCATCGTTAGAGTGATTCCCGTTTACTGCGAAGGCCGTTCTCGCCTTGGTGGCGTCGGCGATGTCGTTTATGTTGCCATCGTCATTAACCACTTGCTCCCACCATGTCGCACTGGTTTTCTGGGGTACTTGCAGGATGCTTGTCATCCAATTTCCGTCTTTGTCCTTATACCGCAGCTTTTCTTCAAACGTCTGTGTGAAATTCTGCTCAATGGTGGAGCCGTCGAAATTTACCCAAGGAACATTTGTCCATTTTTTAGGCAGCTTGTTGGCATAAAAAATCTCCACTTCGCTAAGTTTCTTCAGCTTCGCTAAGTCAAACTTGAAGTACTTTGCGCCGGTTCTTCGATCGTCGGGAGAAGGGATCCCATAGAGGAACTGCGAAAGCGATCCGTCTTTAGTCCAGAAGGGCAGTTGCTCTAGCAGTTGCTCAGAGACGGATTTGCTGGGGTTCAAGCCGAGCATCTCTGAGAGCCTTGGCGGGAGCTTGTACTGCCCTTTCTTCTCACCGAGCACCGCGATCTTGCCTATTGTTTTCCAATCAAAGTTAGACCTCGAAGGCTTAGCACTCTTGAGAAAGTCTTCCGCCAGCCTTCCGAAGAATTTGGTGAAGTCTTTTAAGATCGGCACTTGCTCGGCTAGCTCTTCGCTCATGATTTTGGCGATTGCCTTGAAGTCATCCGGCGTAACTACTTTGTTGTAAGACTTCGACATTTTCTCCACAAGGTCCTTTGTCTGCGAATCGAGAAACCACAGTTGTTCCATTATGTCGTCGCCGGGATCCGAGCCCTTGTTGAACACGTCTCGAACGTTGGCGCGGAGTCTCTTCATCTCAGCGACTGTGTCGGTGTCCCAATTAGGCACTCTTGCCGTACGTGCTGAAATCTCCGCCAATACAGTGTCGCGGTCAGCAGCTTTTACGACTAACGTGTCAGTGTCTTTTCCGAGAACTTTCGCGAGCTTCCCTTCAACATTAAGAATGCCTGTCCTGTCGCCGGCGCCGTAGAATGTGACCATGTTTTGCGCTTTCGCTGCCTTGCGCAAGTCTTTTTCTGTTAAGCCCAGTTTCTCGTTAAGTTTCCGGAAGCGTGGGTCGTTAAATGTCGCCGCAGCGATCTCATCGTATCGATTTTCTTCAGTCTTGCTCGTTAGGCAAAACCAGTTCTTTGCCGAGTTGTTACGTTAGTAGTTCTTCCAAGTTTTTCCTGAGCGCACTTGATATATTGAGCCACGATTTACTTTAAAATGCTTTGCAATCGCAGTGTCAGATTCGCCGCTACTTATCATTTTGCGAATAACAGGGATATCATCTACATTGAGACTGTTTGCCTTTTTTCTAGAGGCAATTGGAGGGATGAGATCAGGTCTGACGTGCTTCCAAGAACGTCTGTTTCGAAGGTTAGATAAGCTTCCTGCATTTATTGGAAAGTCTTTTGAAATATCAACATCTCTGTCACCACTCATCATTCTCTCTAAAATCTCTTCAACATCTTCTTCGTCAACTTTTGCCCAAGATTTTTCAGAGCCCTTTTTCATTAACCCCGTTTCATAAGCATGCTTTGTATTCTCAGAAGAAGTGACCCACTCTAGATTCGTATAGTCATTTTCTGTTTTAATACCACTGATATGGTTTACACTATACTTGCCTTCTACCTTTTCTAAGAAAGCCTCAGCTACAAGTTTATGCACGCGAGCTGTTCTTTTAGAGGGATCATAGAGATTTACACAGAAATAACCGCCTTGGTTTAAAGTTTGACGCAAGACTCTTTCTGTTTCTAAATTTACAACTTGACCGCAGCTTGAAATACCGTATCTAGTGTCATCTATTCTTTTAATTTGCATAATATTTTCCAGTATGTTCTCGGCAAAGAACATCTACATGTCACCATGCAGTCGAGACTATATCATCACCTTCACAGGTGTCCCGAGCTTCGAGCTCACTTGAGCCCTACGGATTTCATCCACCGTTCTGGCGGGTATATCCTAGTCGTTGAACCTTCAAACCCATTCCTGGGTAGGCTTGGCTGCTGATTATCTCTTAGAGACGTCCCAGCAATTCACGGGATTTTACAAGGCCGTACAGCCTTCGCTTCTGATTTGTGGGAACTACGTTGGAAAGCTCTGCCAGTTGCTTGTTCCGAGTTGTCAAGGCAATAATCTGAGCACCGGACGAGGAGGCGTCTTGCTCCAGGGCCAAGCCTGTTTTGTAATTCACAAGATTCTCTAAATTACTATCTGAGTACACATTGGCAATTGGTTTGAGATTCGGAATGCTGGCTTCAATCTTTTCACTAAGCTCTTCAATCAGCGCTTCTATCTCAAACCTGCCTGGGGCAATGATGCCTGCATGCTTAGCCGCCAAGTCTGCAGCTTGCCTGTTTGTTTTCAAGTAGTAAGAGCTGGCAACATCTTTAATTACAGTGTCTTCACCAAAACGTGACACTTTTAAAGCACGCTTTTGAGCTTCAATTAGCCGATAGCTCCTGTGCTGGCTGGGCACCCCTATTGCTTTTAACTGCTCCTCTACAAGCTCTCCGAGTTCTTCTACAACTTGCATTGCTAGATATTTTTGAGTGTTGCCACCACTGCGTTTTACAAATTTAGCTTTATTAGCAGCTACTTTCTCTGCACTAAATTTTTGACCGGTCTCATGATCAAACGTTTTATATGTGGCCCGCTCCCGCCTCAGTTTAGTTAGCTCAACGTCTGCAGTGTGTACCCATGGCGCAGCACCTTCAAGTGACTCGCCTTTTAATGCTCTTCGGATTATTTCTCTCTGAGACGTAAGTGCCTCGGAAGGTGTGCCCACATAGCTGGCATCGCCTTTGTTATTCACGCCCATCAGCTTAAGAAGACCGGCGACATCTTGCCTTTCACTCAACAGTGTAGTGGTTGTCGGGATACGTGCTGTCAAGAAGTCATCTATCTTTGAAGTCTCAATGGCAAACCTGAAAAACTTCCCCAACTCTTCCGCGTCAATGCTTTGCACAATATCCATTTCAAGAATAGCGCGAATGTCTCCGGGCTTATTCCTGCGCATATGATTGCCAATCTTAATCATATCAGGCCGAAACTTTTCGGCAATCTTCTGCCGTCCGGTGATACTCAGAGAGTTGAAACGTCCTTCAAACTTGTCGTCAAGCCCACCCAAGAAAGCACCCACCTGATCCTGAAAATTCTCAAATGCGTCTTTGCTGAAGGCGTAATCTTCGGCGGTGTTAAGGAAAGGCCTGAATGTTTCGCCCGCTTGAGGACCAATGAGCCCTCGATCATATATGCGCGCGCGGTGGTCAACAAAAGGATTATTGCTGAATGCGGTATCTTTCTTTCTCAGCCACTCCATCGCCTTTAAGCGCTCATACGCGTCCCCGCGCGAGGCCATATACTTTTTGTACTCGTTAAGAGAATTATAGTACTTTGCGTCGCCGCGATCATCCTCAAAGTATAACAGCTTTTTTGTGAAATCGTAAAAGTCACTATCAATTTTGTACTCTGCTTCTGACGCCTGGGTCATGGCATCGACGAGGCTTTGATCGACGAGGTCTTCGGGAAAATCCGAAAAGCTGGTGGTAGACGTTATTGGTATTCTGGTGTCTTCGATAAGGCCAGAAGGTTTCTTCATGAAATAAGTCTTATAGCCTTTGCGAAAAATTAGCCTGTTTCCTGGAGATATCGTACTGACACGCATGCCGACTTCTACTTTGCGAGTCAACTTAGAATACTCCGCAACACGAGGGTCGACAATCTTAAGACTATAAGCCAGGGTGTCATAGTATGGCCCGAAATATTGGTTACTCATTCGGCTTTTCATTCGGCGCTTTTGCACTCCGAACGTTTCCATGCTATAGAGCTTGGCAGTTCTTTTAGATTCCAAGAGCTTAACACCAACGTCAAACCACTTGCGTCTGTCGCCGTTCAAGTTCGCCATGTTGTAAAGGTCACGACCAATCGCGACGGCCAGCTGATCTCTGTCTGGTGAATCAGCCAAAGCCAACCTGTGCGCAAACCTTGTGTAGAACTGCTGAAGTTTCCCCTTGTTTAACCGGCTCATGAGGACCAACGGGATTTCCGTATTCAGCATCGGAGCCAACTCGCGGGCAATCTTAGGAGCGGTCTTGTCCTCCCATAGATTCTTCGCTCGGATGTTACTCAGGAAGTTATCGTGAAGGTCGTCCAGCTGCACCGCGCCCAACACAGGGTCAATGTAGTTGTCTTGCGTAAGCTTCTTGAGTACGTCTGAGCCCTTCCGTATCTGTGTTTCGATGGCGTCGGAAACGTTCATCACATCAAACTTGACCTGTGCCTGGGCAACGGCTTTGAAGTTCGCCCAAGGCTCCGGATTCTTGCGGTACCGTGTGAAGACTATTCGCAAATTGTCTGAGATAACCGCTCTTTCGTTGATTCCCATGTACTCGTCGAGGGAGCTCACAAACTTATTTATAAACTCTTTGTCTTGCGGCTGTAGGTCTTCAGACGAGTCCACCAGTCTTTGAGCATTGAAAAAGACGTAAGGGTTGGGCTGGTAGAGCCTAACGTCCTCGTAACGGCTTGTCATTGGGTTGAATTTAAGCTGATCCTCCGTAGGTGGCCTTGTAAGCACAAATCGTTTAGTTCTGCGCTTATTTCCCAAAACAGCGCCTCGGTAGTTGATAAGGGACAGCGTGCCATCGAGTTCGCCCGCTTGAAGCTTGTAGTAATCGCGCAAACGGTTTTGCATCCCGACGTCACCGAGGACGTCTTCAGGGCGCGAGATACCCAAATGTATAGCATCGAGTTTCCTTTTTGCGTTGGCAAACTTGATAGTGTCGTTCGGCGCCGTAAATTCAGAGTCCGTCAGCTGACGAAGGCCCCTGATGCCCACCGAGTTACCTTTCGAGTTGTAAAACTTACTGCCTTCTAGCTGGCCTTTATTGAATAGATCGACAGACTCAGAGCTTCCTAAGTGCCTCAGCTGTACTTCAAGAGTCTGCCGCTTCAGCCAACCGTCGTAGGTTTCACCAAGCGGTGCTCGCCCTTCGTAGTAGCGTAACTGAGAAGGCGTGAGCTTTGAGATATTGCGCTTTCGGACTTGGGCGACGTTCTCCAGAGAAGCCAGGTCTGCCCAATTTTTGAAAACAGGGGTGGTGGTCGACCGACAGTAGAAATGCGCGGGAGGCAGGTGTTTGTAGTCACCTACGGCATATACGTGAGTGTCGCGGTGAATGCAAATCTTAGTGGTTCGACCGTCAATGAGGGCAACATACTGCCAACCGTCCAGGCCGTCCGCGTTAGCCTCGTAAACAGCTTGGTCGGCTTGCGCGTTGACCGATGTCATCGCTGTAACCACAAGCGCATTGGAATTATTCCGAGTGATTTTATGAACACTCCCGGTACGCACCTCTTTGGCGATTTCTGCTGCGCCTTTACTTTGCGAGATACCCTTGCGGATCACCCCCTCAAGTCGCCGCTTCTCGCTCATACGCACGTTGTTCCACGCGGGCGCTAAGGCGCGGTTGCCTGCCAGGGGCTGCTTCAGCACCACGTCCTCGCCGACGGCTCTCGTGGCCTTTTTAGTGCGCCAGATGCCTGAAGTCGCAGACTCCAAACTTTGCCGCGTGTAACTCATCTGGTCATGCACAAGGCTCAGAAGAGAACGCTTTGTTGTCTGATACATTGTTTTGTAAGTTCTGATAAGCTCTTCGTCAAGCGCATCTCGTAGCCGGTTAAAGCCTTTGGTCGAAAGACTTGCTTCACGGAGCAACTTATCAACACGAAGCTCATGACCGTCCAGCGTAAGGAAAACTTTCCCTTCAACATTTTTCTCATACCGGCGGAGCATCGCGGCTCTGTCGATTGATCTATCATACATCTGTTCGTTTGCTGAAACGGCCATGACTGCCTCTTACTTTTCTAGATTAGTTTTATCATCCGTAGCGCCTTCACTGCCAGAGAGGATCAGCTCATCATCGTTGATTTCTTGCTGACCTTCCTCGTCGTTGTACTCTCCCGAGAGCATGTCGTTTTGCTTCAAGAGGTTTAACCAGATCTTGCGTGGGATGAGCCCTAACTGATACCATTCAGTAGCCAGCCTTAGCCAGTCTACACCAATTTGTCCTGTTTCAAAGTCAGCGGACATTGTAAATGAAACATCTTTCGCGGCAACCTCGACACCATAGCGCCACTCCAGCATAAACGCAATAATCTGCCGCAGAGTGTTACTGACTTGGACATTCAGTGAGCCAAGTTGCGCTGTTTGTGCGGCGTTGCGAATCATCAGAGCAACACCTGACTGCGCGTTCTCGGGCGCGAGGATGCGGATACCGAGCCTGGCCATCTCCTCGATAGCGGCGGCGATGGTCTTTTCCATGTCTTCCAGAGCGTCACTAGGGGTTGCCAGCACACCGATGGAGTCGTCTTGATCAAGGCGTATCCATGTGCCCAGGCCTTTGCTCACAACTTCTTCAAACTCTTCCGTGTTCATGTCTGAAGCGATCCACGGTGTAAACGTTGAGGCCCCGTACATAAGATGGTTTCGCCGGCTGACCTTGTTGTAGAGCGCGACTTCTTTGTCAACAAGTGGCGTCACAAACGGCTCACGCGGAGTGTAATCCCCATTCAGAGGCCAGGCGGGGATGTACTTAAGCTTCTCGCCGTTTTTTGTCAGGTTATCTTGCGTCTTGTCCAGTTTAAAAGTCTTTCCGGAGCCTTCAGGATTGTACTGAACTTGGCCGTTCACGGTTTCGCGCTGAGCTTCACCGGCTTCAGTGTAAGTTCGAATCCGGTAAGACCCTTCGGGGTCAATGTCATGGACCCAGACTGTCTCAATTAGCTCCGGATGGAATGTATCGTCGTCTTCAAACACTTCTTGATAGCCCCGAACGATAACGTGCTTTAAAGTTTCTTGGCCATACACGTCCGTGACTGTCCTGACGTTTATTACTGTTTCCGCCGGCCAGATAACTGGGGAAGGTCTGTATTTCAGCTTTTCTTCTCGAGTCAAGTCTGCGGCGTTTGGGACTTCGGGGTACCCAACGTAAATCCACGTGTTGTCAGTCTTCATTTCTTCCCACAGAGCGTCTTTCAAAAATGCTGTGATGGGGGAATTGTCAGTGCCAAACTCTTCTAAAATCCAAGCCGTGGCGTCTTTGGGGACGTTGGCAGGAAGCTCCAAAGCGGGTTGCTTTCGCAGCAAAGAGCCGATTAACATCTTTGCAAATTGCGACACAATGCCAGGAAGCTCTGCCTCGGCTTTGAAAAAGCTGTATTGTTGCTGAGTCATGCTGGGTGAAAAGGGGATCAGCATATTTGAGTAACTGACCGCGTCAAGCAGCCGGTCTTTCTCTTTAACGTACTGCTCCCCACCACAGACGGCATGATTTTTGTCCCAAATCGGTTTAAGCGACTCGTAAGCATCGGTAGGATCGCCTACGTTTTTTGGGTTAACTCCGGATAAAATTGCCATTATTGTCCTCGCGGGGAGCCGCTGAAATTACTGGTTACGCAGTGCTGCGTTGAACTGCACGACAGTACCGCGAAAAATAGTCCGACTGGTGGTGCAAGTGGCAATCACGATTCCCTCTTCGTCATCGGCGGGGACAATGCTCCAATGGGCGGGTATACGATCCGGCAGAGTTTGAAGAAGCTCGCCGACTTTAACGGGAGACGCAAGCGGTTCTGGCGGTTGCGCTTCCGTAAGTTTTTCTTCCGGGGCGACTTGTGGCCTTTTTTCATCTTCTAGTTGCTTTGCGGATTTTGGTGTTGATACCATTTACGGCCTCTACTATGTTGAAGTCTTCTCTGGTCTTCCAACCTAAGAAAACGTGGATGGAAACTACGTAGGAAAGCATGACAAGGCCATTCAACAGGTCGAATGCCAGCCACATCAGCGATGCGGCTCCCCCGATGTATTTTCCGGGGTCGCCGTAAAGCCAATTTAGTTGCAGGAAGACCAATGCGCCCGCTTGCAGCAGAACCAAGCCCAAAAGGATTGAGAGCGCCGTTTTCAGATGTGCTTCCGTGTGTTTACATTTGCGAAGCATACTCACGTCAATGAGCGCGTTGGTGATAACGCAAATATAGAGGGCAAGACTAACATAATGCACTACTGTCAGCATTATAGTAACCTCTCGGCGAGAAAGGCCAGTGTGATGGCAATACCGCTTGTCCCAGTTGCTCCCACAACCCATATAAAGCCTTTCTGAACAAGTTTTGCATTACTGAGATCAATGCGGAGTTGTTGAACTTCCGGTGCGAGATTAGAGTGAATTTCGACAAGCTGGGACTGCTGAACGATAAGTTCAGAGAGTTTATTGAGCTTCTCATGAATCTTATCGTCAGCCTTCTCCAGTCTGTCCAGTCTGCGGCCGAGATCACTGCCTCCCTCAGACATAGTAATCCCTTAAGCCGCCGTCAATACAGCTGTAGGCACTTCGGCAATACCTGGCGAAGAGTAAGTTTCGGGAGTACCAAAAGCGTTCGTAGACTTGAGGCTGCTGCCGCCCCATAAAGAGTAGTGAGAGATCGTGTCAGCGGGGACCGAAATGTCAAGAGAGCTAGCCATCGCGCGGACGCCTGCAGAGGCCGCTGCGAGAACAACTGCAGTGCTTGTGTCCGCAACTTCATTTAACGTGCCTGCAGCGCCGGGGTCTGCCGAGTGGAGCTTGATTGTGTCGATGATAATGCCGTCAAGGCCTTCGTCTTTTGCCAGATCAGTAATCATAGGAAGTTTGCCTGTGTGTGTTGAATTTGCATTTCGTCTTGCATCACAAAGAATGAGTTATTGTCAGAATCAGTGAACCAGAGCTCAAACTGGTAGTTGTGATTAACTAAATTTGCCGTGAAAGTCTCATCCAAGACTAGGACAATAGTCCCATCGATATAAGTCAGCTCAGAGCCTCTTTCAAAGACCTTGAAAATTTGCCCGTCTGAATATATCGTGAAGTACAGGCCGTTCACGCTACTCGGGACTACTCCATTCACTGTTATCGGAAATTCTAATTGCCGCCACGCATTTTGAACAACTTCAATCATCTCTTGATTCTCCGTCAAAATATGGCTAGACTCTGAAACCACGTCCACCAAAATGTAGCGAGACCCTGAAATCACGTCTACAAGGTCGCTGCGGTGTTCCCCTGTTAGTACGATTACGACGGGAATCCCAAACACAGCCTCGCTGGAAAACGCAACACAAACATGGTGGCCAGTAGGTGTTTCATAAAATTTCCTCTGCGTATTGATCGTAAGAAGATTTACCGAAGAAGCGAACCCCCCAGTAGATAGGGTACCTGCGCCTGCGCGGGAGGCCCTCGTC